TGTGAATCTGATGTACCTTTTACAGTTGCAACTAATCCCGTTCCGGTTGTGCTGGCTATTGTTACGGAAACATCTTTCACACCATATATGTCAGTCATTGCGTCCCATGCATCGGTAGTTAGTGCATCGGGCTTAATCCAAACGCCTGTCTTGTTCCACTGATCGGAATCTTTCAATACTAAAGACATTGCAGAGCGATCTTTTGTATCGCCGTCCGAAATTGTACGCTTCTCGAAATGGATTTCGTCCAAATCTAAAGGAAGCATTTTCACACCGTCCAAAGAATAGCCCAAAACAAAACCGTTTGAAGTAAGTATGAAAATACTCAGGTCTTTGCGGCTGTTATGCTTTTGTAATTCTTTGTGGTTGTGCATTGAGATTGACTCAAAAACAGCACGGAGTCGGTCTTTTCCTTCGCGTATAAACTCGCGCTTTCCTGCTATCAATTCCTCGTAAACGGTTGCTTCTTGATCTGCTTCAAGTGTCACCACTTCAGGGGTCGGGTAGTATCTTTCCGAGCGTACAGCATTCAATGCAGTAACCCAGTTATCCAAATCCAAGGCAAGCGCCTGAGTTGCAAAAGATGTTCCACGTGGAACAATTACGAATTTTGCAAAGTACCCAAAATTTTCAGCACATTCCTGCAATCCGGTATTCCCTGCATTTGTGCCACATGTAAGTTCGTTGTAAGCCATTTTTATAAGTATTTAGTTGTTAATAATTTATAGTCTGTTTTATACTTTACAAGTTTTGATTGCCAGTTTTAATCTGATTTTCAACTCTATTGCATCGGTTGCGTTGTCTGAAAATACGTGCTTATTTGCATCAAATCCGTATAGAGGCCGCTCGAATAATTGATAGTTAATTGCTTCACCCGCTTTCCTACTGATGTACTGATAGTGTTTTGTTTTCTGAAGTGTAGCCATGAATTGAGAAACCATAGGACGCAAAACAGTATCAATATTAGTGCTTTTACGGTTTTCACTGTTTGACTGTATTTTAGTCACATTTGCGAAAACTAAAACAAAATCTACAGTACTGTAAAAATCATAATTATCTGATAAAGTTTCTGAGTAGTTAGAAACAAGCCAAACGAACGGATATTTATAAAGCCTTTGAGCTTCTGTTAATCCTTTTGCAATCAGTAAATTATCTATTTCAGTACGAGTACCGAAATAAAAATTGTAATTCAATTCCATACCTACATCGGCCAATAGCTTTTTAATATCTTTTGCAACTTCTTTTGTCATAATGAGAACCCGTTAATCGGTTTTATTTCCTGAAATATCCAATTACCATAAGTCATTGATTTATTGTTGGTTGTGTATATGAAATTAAACACACTTGGAACTATGCTATATACTTCATAATCGGTTTGTATTTTGCCATTTAACCAGGCGCCTTCATTGTACACATTTGCCAATTTGTAAACAGGTGTTTGCGTTGCAGCGTTTTGAGTCTGCTGAAGAACATTTGTAAGGTTTGTAAAATTCTCGTTTGTGTATTTGCGAAACTCAAAATATACAAAGTACTTCAGCATGTTTGCAATACCTTCATATTTTATTTCAATCGGCACGCCTTGTATTTCGACTTCAAAAACTTTACCGTCCCTTAAATCAATCCACTTTTGAGCGGGCGTGACAATTGCCAGACCTGCCAGAAAATCAGTGTAAAGCCGATACCCTAAAGTATAGTTAATCAGAATATTATTTTCAACTTCAGCTATACACTCATTCAGAGCCGCTAATATTTCAGGGCTTGAGGTATCTATATTCAAGTTTCCTACGAAATCGGATGATGTGCAAAATGCCATAGTTTTATATTTGTTGCGTTAAATTCATTGAACCGTAAAACGTGCCGTTTGCACCTGTCGCTGCAACAATTAACCAGAGTTGATCAGCTACATAATCGATGTTTGTACCTAATGTTAGGAATGTACGAAGCCTTTCGTTAAGTTGTTGTGTATCAGTTGAAAAGTGACCGCTTATAAGTATATGACCTAAGTTACTTATTAGGTCTGGTATTTTGCTAACTACAATGTTCGGGTTTACTGAAACTTGAACGCACGTGTTTGCATAATCTACGAATGTTGCAGCGCTCGGCAATGTCGGATTAATGCACAAGGCAAAAAAACCGCTTGTATTCGAGGTCGTCATTATACTGAAAAACTCAGGTAATACCGTTGCATCGTACCAATCCGCTTTTAACCTTATTCCTATCATAGCTTCGACTACGTTGTTATTTATAGATGCTGAAGTCAGCCCTGTAGTCACACTAAAAGGCTGTCCAACTGGTTCGCTGCCACCTTCAGAAATAACAGTATTACAAATAGCTTTCATGGTGCCCGCACCGCCTACGCTTGTAATTGAATAAGTCACGGGTAAGTTTGGTGTATCCATGTAAGCCTCGCCTAGGGTACGATTTGCATGATGAAAAACGTGAGTATAGAAAATATTCCTATCCACAACAAAACCCAAAGCAACCGAACCGACACCCAAATATTCCATATCAAAGAAAGCTATTTGAGGTTTGCCGTCTACATAGGTAAAACCGCTTAATCCCGTGCCGTCGAATTTATCAAGATTCCAATCTTCTTGCGTTGCTGAATCAATTACGACTCCATTACTATATATATTCCACCATAATTTACCGCTTTGATTGCGCTCTAAAAATATACCCGTTCGAGGCTCTGCCGTTCCTGATATGTTCCAATAGGCTCCAGCCCTTTGAGTTATGCTGTTACTCGTTGAAAACGCAAAAGTAAAACTAAATTTCTGACTTTTGCCCGGTTGATATGTAAAACCTCGCTTTGTTCTGATTATGGCATATTGTCCAATTGAAGCCACCGCCAAATCAACATGAGGGCTTGTTGCATTCTTTGTTATAGTTCCGCCGTTTACTTTTTCAGCCCATATTAACGGTTGCTTATCTTTCAAAAACATTCCATTACTCAGGGTTTGAGGCAAGCCCACGCGAAGCAATCCAAACGCATCGGTAGAATATGATATTTCTGGCAATTGACCCGAACCAGTGGCCGGATTAACAATTTGCCCAGAGTCATTGACTAATGCAACTTTCTGAATGTAATCATTACCTATCTTTTCGGGATTTGCCATTTTGCTTTACTTTTTCTTAGTTTTTTCTTCCTTTGCAACTTCTTTATTTTCAGGCTCTTTGTATTTACACATTTTTCGTTCAACTAATTCGGCTGCAAATTCCTTTGATACTGTTATTAATTCGCCTTCTTTACGCCCAAAAATGTCACCTATTACGATTAATTCAACTTTTTCCATACTACTTAACAATAATGAAGTTAAAATAAAGGGGGATTTTCACCCCCTTATTATAGTTAGGCTGTTATAGCAGTCTTAGCAGTGGTAATATTTGTCACTTTGATGAATGCATCAGCGTCTGCATTTCTGATAAGTAAAAGCAAGTAGCGAGTCCCTTTGAGGGTTTTGGTATCTTCAATAAATTGCTTATCTACCTCACCAATTTCTATCATTATTGTACCATCTGTGTAAATGCGTGCGAATCTGAAGTCGCCCAATACAAGGGTATTTTCTGCAATGTTTGAGTTTTCAACTACTCGCATACCTGCCACCATCAGCTGGTCGCCTTCCATAACAATAAGTTTTGAAACAACGCTATCTCCGGTCATAGCTTTCAATAGCTTCAATTCAAGTGCAGTATATGGATTCACAATAACAATATTAGGGTTATATTTTGCGCCCTTGGTTGCTGTTATTTCAGTTTTAAGAATTGCCATAAGATCCGCAACGTTTGGCACTGATACCTTTGGCTTTGTGCTGGCTGCGTATGCAACGGTATCGAAAGCGGTTGCATAAGTATACACACCTGTGATGTTTGGAGTTGTACCATTACCAACAGCAAGCAAGTTTTCGACTTTCAATTCTAAGTTATTAGTAATGAAATTATCTAACTCCGATTGCATCCAAGCTACATCTTTCAACGCTTCAACAGTTACCGGAATTGAGTCCCCTACTTTCTCGAGGTTCTTTCTGTATGACCTCCAAGCAATAGCAGATTCAGGATATTGAGCACCTTCAGCAACAGATGCCGCGTTTCTGGTTGCGGTTGTCTGGTCTGTATAAGTCACAACACCGTGAGAATTAGCTGACATCTGAATTTTTGTCATTACGCTTTCAAGATTTCGCTCGCTCGTTGCAAGTCTTGCAACATCTGAAAGATGCATGCTTTCTTCATCATCAACTATGGCAGCTCTGGTAACATCGGTTTTTATTACGAATTTCTCAGAACCTGAAAACCCTTTTTTCTCTAGGTTATCCATTGCCTTTTTGAGCAGGTCTTTTCTGCTTTCTACAATGCTTGTTTTTTTACCGGATTGCATTTTTGCAATTTCTTCGCCTTGTTTCAATGCTATTGATTCAAGTTCCTTGAATTTCTTTTCAACATCTTCATTTGGTTTTGCTGATTTCATAAGGCTTTTAACCTCATCAATCTTTGCCGCCAATTCCTCAGAGCTAACAAACTGGCCGCGAATGCCTTCTAAAAGCTTGGCCATTTCGGCCTCGATAAATTTCAATAATTCCTCTGGATTCATGATTATTTTTGTTTAAGATTTGTAAATATAACTGATAATTTTTGTTTAAAATCTTCAGAGTTTAGAGTGACACGATTTTTTAGAGTGTTTTCAAACGAGCCTAAAAACTCTGTCGGGTCTTCTATCTGATATTTATTCAACAAAGATAAAAACTTTTCGATATTTTTTAATGTACTATCGCTAAATTCATAACTTAGCATTTTTTCAAGTTCCTTAACTGATAATGTCGGAGTGTTTGGATTCGCCCCAAAAGCAACAACGCTATATTCCCTCAGTTCCCACTCTTTCACAATGTTTGCCTGCATTTCATTATCATAATAATTATCTATCATGATTGCACCAATTGAATGTTCTAGGCTTCTATCGTTTTCTTGAAAAAACATATAGTTTGCAAATACATCTTTTGCAATAGTGTTCTCAAGATTAATCTTTGATACCGCGACTATGTGCTCAGGTGTTATTTTGAACTCAATCGGCAATCCGATAACCTTGTGCGTGTCATGGAAAGCAAGATGTTTTATTTTTGAAATGTTGTTTTTTGTCGTTCGATTGAATGAAGTAGGGTCTGAAACGTCTCCATCATAATCAATATTATTGAATGCGTTGATAGCTATTTCAACAATGCCCTGCGCTTTTTCAATGCCTAACAGTTTATTGCTGATATCTTTAGTTTTATATATACGCTCTTTATTTTTCATAAAGTTATTATTATCGGTTTTGTGATAAACTGCTCAGAATCTGCTAAACTATAACCTAATTCAATACACATTTTTAGTGCCGATTCGTATGTTATAACGTTATTTTTTAGGCTTTCGTTTATAAATACGATATTTTCAATGTTTAGTTTATCAATCTCAGATTTAACCTTTCTATCTTGCTGTAAGGCTTCGATACTTGATTTGTCAATCTGTACTTTTTGCTTACTACCTTTTAGCCCAAACACGTCGTTTAAACCTGCTAAAATTGTTTCAAATACTGGAATTATCGTATTTTCATAAATTACCTTTCGAGCAGTATCATAATTATTGAATGTGCTATTCGCTAATTCATTCAAAAGAATGATATTATGCCCTAATAAATCTGATAAATTTATCTTCTCTCTTAAAATCATTGAATCAAAATCTAATTCTTTTGGGCTAAGTACTGTTTTCTGATATCTAACAGGGTAAGGACTAACAAAATACTTCTTTTGTATTTTAAGCATTCCGTATTCCTTAAGTGCCGATTGTATATTATCAGTATCCGAAGGCGAAAAGATAGTGCTATCTGTGCGAGGTTGCTCAGGTGAAATTATGCCATTTGCGCCCCTATTTATCGCAAACTCATTTTTGCTTTCTGAAATAGCTAAAAGGTTGTCAAGCGAATCGGTGGCTGCTTTTAGTCTGGAATTGCCTAAAATTGAATCCTTTAGATTTATACCTGATTCGTTTATGATAAGCAGCCTATCTATATCAATTTCAGTACTAATGCCATTATCAATAAATTCTATCTTTTCTATAATATCAGATAATTTTTCAGCTTCATACAAAGTTATTCGATTATATTGGAGCCGAATTTTAACTTGGTCAAATGGT